ATCGTTGCATTGTTTCTTCTTGACTTTTAATCTTTCCTTCACCAATTTGAATATTAGTTTTTATTTCATGGAGTTCATGTCTTAAAGATACATATCTTGATTTAAGAACATCATTCATTACTGAAAAGATTTGTATATCAAGAATATCTTCAATAATACCCCTTCTCTCATAAGTATTTAACTGCATGAACGGTATAAATGAAGAATTACCCAATACGACTACTTGAGTAAATGACTTGTAATTGAGTTTAAGTATCTGTTGTTCTAATAAAGCTTGATAATCTCTTACATTAGAATCTTGATGTATCAAACTACCATTAAGATATATTTCAAACTTATTAGGTTTGATCGCACGCATAACCTTATATTGCCTTCTACCAATAGAAAACTCTACTTCAACTACTGTTGCTTTCCTGTTGATAGAATTTATCAACGCCATTTTGTTGACTTTTCTAAATGCTCTTCCGAACAAACCAAATGTCAAAGCGTCAAGTACTGTTGACTTACCAGAACCATTAGCTCCTATAATAAGTGTTGTGGGTTTTCTAGCTAGATCAATCTCTATAAAAGTTGCACCAGTAGATAGAAAATTTTTATATCTAACCTTATGAAACTTTATCATATCCTAAACTTATCAATTCATACTAATATATCCAAACTTTCTGAATATAATGACCTCATTAATTCATCAAGTTTTTTCTTATCTCCATCTATATTTAAACTGTCAATATGTTTTGTTAAAATTGTTAATGTATCTTCTGCTTCAGTTGCAAATTCATCTTCATCTAATACATCTAAATTACTATGATCTTCAACAACTTTTAAATCTCCTGGTTCTGATTTAAGTATTTGATCAACAAAAACATCAAACCAATAAGGTTCATTTTTATTAACTACTATAAGTTTAACAAAAGCATCCTTTAAATGACTAAACTCTTTCTTTTTAACTGTCATAAGAGTTTCTTTTGTATCATCATAAAATATTTTATGAAACATCTTTAAAGGATTGTGTATAGGCTCTATTTCTCGCGTTTCCGTATCTAATATATGAAAATATTTATCATCATCAAAATCATTCCAAGTAAATTCCATTTGTGATCCAAAAAATCTAATATTACCTAAAATAGATTTATGATGATAATGTCCTGAATACACCTGTTCAAATCTCTTAAACATCTTAGGCGATATTCCATCACCTTGAAAATGGCCAGGATTTACTTGGGCACCTGTTATCTCACCATGTATCATGGCTATATCTGCTTTACATATTCCTAAAAATTCTTCAACATCATCATAATTATCTGAATTAATCCATGGAACTAAGCAAATATCTAATCCATCATAATTCTTAACTATTGGATCTTTGTATATATTGATATTCTCAAAATCAAGTAAATAATCTGGACTGTTTAATTCGTTGGTATTCTTAAAATAGATATCATGGTTTCCTACAATTAAATCCATAGTTAGATTTCTTTCAAGCATAGGTTGAACAAAATGATCATAATTTTTGTGTAAAGAATAGAAATTTACATCTCTCCTGCGATCAAAATAATCGCCAAGATGTATTATTGTCTTGATATTGTGTTCGTCTATGTAGGGAAAGAAGATTTCAGAATAAAATCTCCCTTGATATTGAGCAAACATTTGATTGTTATTTCTAACACCGCAATGCGTGTCGTTCAGCAACGCTATTTTCATAATATATATTTAGTGTTTATTTAGTATCTTTCTTATAGTTGAATGGAACAATACCTTTTAAAACTTTTCGTGATTCTATTGAACACCAAACTGTTGGTACATAATCTTTATAATAAACTATTTTTGGGTCTTTAAAAAAGAAATATCTTTGACATTCCTTTTTCCAAGCTTGTGATTCAATAAATTTTTCTTCACTTATATTTTGTGCTGTTATTGTTGCACTAAAAAGGAAAAGTACTGCTGCGGCTGCAACAAATAACATTCCTCTGTTGTTCGATCTATTTGCTCGCATATTTCTTCTAAAATCGTTTTTACCGATTCTATTCTTTCTCTGTTCTTGTAATGTTTCTTTTTTCATAGTTGTATAGGTGTATTACTCATGTAACACACTTGATATTTATAACAGTTACTTCTTTGGTTTACTTCCGCGGGGTTTATAATTGATAGGTCTCATATTCTCTTGTAAGAAATCAATATACTGATTAGTCATACCAGGTTCTGCTGGTTGACCATCTAATGTATCAAATGTATCAAATAAGAAACCTGCTTGTTCTATACTTCTTTGTTTTATAGCTGCCTGTTTCTTTTCTTTATGTATTCTTCTTAGAAATGCAAAGTAAATTATTTGAGTCACATACGCGAATGCGTTTTGTGATTTCTCTGGATTAAAATTATTGATATACTGTAAACAATTTTCAATTCCATCGCATATCATTTCATCACGATAAGAATAATTGATAAAATTAGGTTTTGTTGATAATCTTGTGGCTATTTTGTATATACATTCACCAATATATTCTGAAACTCTTGGTTTATCTTCTTCATTTGTCACAGCTACTTTACAAGCTTCATTGTGTTTAACAATTGCACCCGTAAATTCTTTATTATTTACATAATGAACAGAAGCCTTAGTTTGTCTTTTTTGTCTAGCCATATATCTATTATAACAGCATACGCTAGATTGTCAATGTTTTATTGCATTTTAAAATTATTTTCACTTTTTTACCATCTTTTTGTTGACCGATTCGCATTCTCATGTTAAAATAAATATGTAATGTTGGAAAGGAATGAATATATACTAATGTATAATATCATCAGGTCCTGGACCATCATCTTCTGGACTAGGTAAATATCTTTCTTCTTCAAATTCATCTAAAGCTTGATCTAATTCATCTCTAAAATCCATATCTTTATCAGCAAACCTTTTTCTCATTAAATCGTCCATCATGTGTTTTTGTTCTTCAAAAACTTGTTTACCTGATTTTAATTCTATTCTATTATTATCTCTAATATTTAACCAAGCAGTACAGGCTTCATCATAAAAACTAATAAATTTCTCACTAATACTTGTTCTAAAAAGTACTGCTGTTTTGTCTACAAGAATACTATCTTCTTTAGTAAAAGGGATATAAGGCCCAAGATGTACCAATACACCACCAGTCATTGCTGGAGCTAAGTTAATGTTCATTGGAAAATGAAGTTCTAAATCACCATTATTTTCTCTTACCATTGCAAATACTTCTTTCCCATCTTTGAATTTAACAAACTCGTATTTTGTGTTATCGTCTATGTATGGCATTTAGGAATCCTTACTGAATGAATTTCGTAATTAAAACTCTCTGTACTATAGATATTTATACGTTCGGAGAAGTGATTTAATGTATAATTTGTATTTTTTTTCCAAGAAAGATCATCAGCTATATCATATAAAGTTACATGAGTTTTATCATCAGTTCTTCTTAATCCTCTACCTATACTTTGTAAATTTCTTATTCTACTCTTACTCGGAGAAGCGAATACTATATTATGTAGTCTTTTTATATTAATACCTGTTGAAAAAGTACCATAGCTAGCTACTATCACAGCATTGTTTTCTTGTTCAACAATTTCTCTTACTTTTTCTCTATCTAAAGCATCTGTTCCACCGAATACAAAAAATACTTTTCTTTTAGTTTTATTATTAGCTAAGATTTTATAAAGACCTCTTCCATGCTTCTCTACATATTGAAACAATACTAATGAATTTCCTTTTAAATCATTAACTAAGTTTTTTATAAAATTATTTCTTTTTTCGTTTCTGACTATCCAATCCATTTCTTCTGGATATGTCATTTTACTGACTAATTTTCTTTCTTCTTCTTCATAAGATAATACTAAACATTTTATATTTAAATTAGCTAATGTACCTTCTTCCATCAAATCTTTTGATGTTGTAACAAAATAAGCTGGTCCAAATAAACCTTCTAATTGAAGTTTATGTGTTTGTGTATCTTGTAATGTTCCTGTTGTTCCAATTTTATATTTTACTTCTGTTAATGATTCCATAATTCTAGCAAGAGATTTTGCTTGAAATAAATGAGCTTCATCTCCAACTACCATTCCAAATTGATTTCCAAAATCTTTTCCCATTCTACTCATAGTTTGCCATGTTGTTACAACTATTGGACTATCTTCTATATTCTTATTACCACCATAAAGTTTAGCAACATTACCTTTAAATCCATAATCTTTAAAATCTTTAGCCATTTGTTCTACTAATGATGTAGTTGGAACAATAACTAATGCTTTTCCGTTCTTTTTAAGAAAGTTATATCTTATAAGACTGTATATCATTAAAGATTTCCCTGAAGCTGTAGGAGATACTAATATACATTTTCTATTATGGGCTGCGTAAGCAACCGCTTCTTTTTGATAATCTCTAAGTTTTAAAGGAATGTCTTGAACTATTTCTTCATATCTTTCTATTGTGAAAATATCTGTTTCAGGCTCCCAGCCGTCTATTTCATATTTTCTATCTTCACAAAATTCTTTTAGATAAGGATATAATCCCATGTAGATTTGATTTTTATTGAGATGAAACAGTCTAATATAACCGTCCCAGAATCGTTTTCGAACTGCAGGAATAAATTCGGCACCAGGAACTTTGAATTTAAAAAATTCTGATAATTCCTTTCGTATTGAATCTTCTGTTGAAACTGATAAATAAACTTCGTCTTGTTTATCTACTACGAGCCTGCCATAAACTTTCGCCATTCTATAATATTCTTTATTGTTTGATGTCGCCAAGTTAGTTGTGATACTATATCTTGTAAGTATTCAACAACTACTCTACAATATTCTAATTTTTCAACCGCTTTCTGTATGTCTATATCCGCTCCGAAGAACTTATCATAATCTGATTTGAGTATCGTAAGACCATTAAATGGATCATAGTCCCAATTCTTTTGTTGTATTGTATCTTGATCTAATTTACCTGTATACCAAAGCCATTTGTCTTTTTGTAAAACTTTAAGCTTACCTTCGTATCGTATTTGAATTAATTTTTGATTAGAAAGAATTTCACTATACTTTGCGTGTAGTTTGGGAACATTAAGTGAGGAAGCATCTAATTCTATATCATCAATTTGACATTCTTTCTTCCACATTTCTTGTATATCAGATAATTTTGTATTCATACTATATATTATAACAGCATTCGCTGAAAAGTCAATTAGGTACTTGCTTTTATCGTGTAATAAGTGTATCTTAATGTTAAATCAGCTGATGCATATGCTACATCTTCTGCGTCTGTTGTAAAGTCAATACCACCTAAACTTGTTGGAAAACAATCTATAAAATTAATTTCTATATTAGCATTATTAGATGATGTGTTAATCATAAGAGTAGCATCAGAATACATTAACAAATCATCTCCTTTTCTAGGAGCTGTACCTCCTGTTAACGCTTTAAAATCTGCCGTGTCTATACCTGGTCCTAAATCCATTATCCAATTAAAAATTTCTTGATAGTTTTTCATATCCTCATCTACAACAAATTTTACTGTTAATGGGTCAAAAGTTATTTTATCACCAGGTAATGCTGATTGAATTGCTAACTTTGTATCCATTAAAGCTTCACTAAAATTAATTGAAGGTATATTTACACCTGTACAAAAGTATCTTGTTTTAGGTAATTTTTGTATAAGTAAATCAAAATTAACCGGAGACAAATAGTTTAAATTTGTAGGTTGATCTGCTTGCCAATTTCCTTGTGCCATATTTCTACTCCTAACAATCTGTATGTTCTATAAATTCATTCCACCGCATAAATGTTTTAGTTTCTTTAACCCAAAACCAGCCTCGATATTTTTGTTCTTCCTGAGGTGTTTCTGATTCAACATATATTATCATTTCTTTCATACAATCCCTTTTTTAAGTATAAATTGTTTTCTAAGCCAATCTTTATATTTTGCTATGTAATCTTTTTTTTCTAATCTTTCTGAATGAGGATCTGATGTTTCATCACTATAATCTAAATACATTCGACTACAAAATGATTTAAATGACCCTTGTATTGCTTGTCCTGTATCTACATGCATTTCACTTTCCTCTTCTTCATCCTCTCCATACCAATTCCATCTCGCATTTTCAATAACATCCTTGAGAGTTTTCTCTTTCATATTACTATTTATAACAATAGAGTTATAAAAAAAGAGCCCCGAAGGGCTCTTTGAAATCAATTATGATTTAGATTTTACAGTAAGTTTAAAACTTCGAAACTTCTGTAGTAAGAGTTAGTACTTGCTGTTGCAAGTCCACTTGATGGAGTTGTTCCAACAAATGGGTTACTTACTATTCCGTATCTAGTTTTGAAAGCTACTTTCGGTTGGAAAGTATCTTCGCCTACTGCTCGAACCATTTGTAGTGGGACGTATGGACAATAGAATAATCCAGCATCGAACGGATTCGATCCTCTATATCCAACTGTTACATAGCCTTCACCAGCGCTTACGCCTGTGGGTCTTTGAGACGCACTTGCGTAATATGGGTCGATATACACTTTAGTGCTGCCGTTTAAAACACCAGCAAAAGTGTTTCCAGTGTCATCAACTGATAAATTAGTTGATAATGCCGGAGCATAGTCTAACACACCAGCCATTGCAAGTGCAGATGCTACATCAGACGAGCAGAGAATAAAGTTACCTTTTCCTCTCCTTGTTTGTCTGGCTATAACATTAGCATTTCTTTCAATGTGATACATTAAACCTTTGAATTTCTCAACTGACCAACGACCAGATGAATCAACATCAAGGTCAAATTGACCGTCGACAGAAGTACCAGTTAAGTTACTTTCTGATGCAACACCTTCGATCTTGGCTTGACTATTTACTGTTCTAACAATTTCTCTGTTAATTTCCGCTAGGATTTCACCAGAAAGAATGTTTGCTAGTTCAGTTTCAGCGTCAAGGCCATGAATCGCTTTAAGGTCTTGTGCAAGTTCTATAGTGTACTCGGCTTTTAGCGCTCTGCTTTTTGCGGTAACTGTAGCTTTTTCAATCGTGAACGACATTTCTGCGATAGAAGAATCTTTTTCTGCAGTTGCAGTAGTATCACCTGCACCGGTAGTATATGCTGTTTGAACTGCGGTGTTCGCTGAACCAGATTCAAAAGGATCTGCTCCTGCGTGAGTACCTGAACCGGCAAAGTCAGTATCAGCTTCGGCGAACAGAGCTTCTGTTCTCGCGACTGCTGAACTGTCATCTACATATCTCGCCTTCATAGCGAAGATAAGACCTGTAGGACCAGTCATAGGTTGTACACCACAAATATCATAAGCTACCAGATTTGGCATTGCTCTACGAACTAACGAAATTAAGATTGGATCCCAGTTAGCAGCCGTAGCAGAGAATCCACCTGGATCTCCTGCAACAGTTCCTTGACCGTCTCCAAAGGCTTCTTGTAAAGCCCCTCTTTCTTCGCGTATTGCGCGTTCTTGGTTTTCAAGAATTACAGCAGTAACAGCTCTTTTATAGCTATCTTCGATCCTTGGGAGATCGGGATGCTCTAGAACTGGCTTCCATTTTTCTTGAAGGTTTTCTGACATAAACATTTGTTTATTTCCCCGTTAAAATAACACCAAATTAGTTATCTAATTTAGCGAATTTTTCTATTGCGGCAGTATATCTAGTCATGCTTGGATCTTTAGGTGCATCATCTGCACTTGAGAAATCCGCATCACTTGATACTACACTACCATCATCAGAGACAGCTTCAAGCTTTTCATCTTTGAAGTATGCTTCTTTCAATGTAGAAATCTTCTCTTTGAATTTTTCTTCATCTTCGAAGTCAACATCTTCGGATAATTCTTTTAACTTCTCTTGTTCACTATCAGCTAAGTCATTGCTGGCTTCTCTGATAATTTTTTCTCGTTGAAGTTCCTCGATATCTTGTTGAGCTTTGATGTTGCTCGCAACTTCATCATTCAACTTTTCTTCTTGTTCGTCAAGTCTGTTTGCTAGTTCTTCAACTACATCAAACTTGTCCTCTGGAACTTCTACATAATGTTCCTCAAACAGTTTTTTCAAACCGTTTATGAAATCTTCTGTGAGCTCGGTCTTTAATCCACGCTCGATTGCTAATTCATTTTCTTGAACCCAGTTTTCTGCAACATAGTTAAGATATGAGTCAACCTTTTCAGTTAAATCTTCTTTGATTTCCTCAATAGCTTCATTAGTTTTTTCCTCATATTGAGTTTCTACTTCTGCAGCTTTTTCCTTAACTTTTGATGCAACTGCTGCTTCAAAAATAGTCTTAGCTTTTTCTTTGAATTCTTCTGATAAATCTTCATCAGCAACTAGAGCTTCTATGTCAGCTGACATATCTACTTCATAGTTTTCCTTTTTGGTTTTTTCATCAGATTCTTCTTCTTCATCATCCTCTTCCTCTTCACCATCATGCATTTCATTCTGGTCTTTAGATTCTACAGGAGTAGATTTCTTTTGAATCTTTTCTGATTCCCCTTTATCTTCATCGCGATCATCTTCAGATGCATCTTCAGATATACCTTTGATGAACGATTGGACTTCTTTTACTGATTTATCTTTAAGAGATTCTACTACACCTCTAATAAGTGCGTTTCGACTTAGTGACTCTGATTTATCTTCGTCGCCATCATCCTCGTCATCTGCTTCACTCAAACCAGCATACGCTGCTCTAAGTGTTTTAAGGTCCATTTCTTTCATGGACGTAACGGCATGTTTTAACAATTCAGATTTTGACATTTCATCTAATTGAGGAGCTTCAGAATCATCTTCCACTTCCTCTTGATTAGGTATACTTGTCTTATCTACTTTTGTTACACCGTCTTTGACCTCTTCGCCTTTCTCACCTGGTTTTACTACATTAGTTTTAGGAGAAGCTTTAGTAGCATCTCCCGCTTTTGCTGCAGCATCCGTAGCGTGTTTTTCCGCGTCAGGGTCTGTTTTAGATTTAGCCTTAGGAGCCGGTCCGCCTTTACCAGGAACTTCGTGTTGAATTTCCTTAGCTTCGCCAGATACGCCTTCTTTTATGACTTCCTCTATAGTGTTTTCTAAGCTTGACATTAGAATACTCTCCGTATTAAAAATATAAAATAAATTAATTTATTCTTACTTCTTATTTATATATTATAAATTTTCAAGAAACGATCTAAATACTTTTAATTTCGTTTTTTGAAGTTGTTGTGTCTTAGCTCTTCTAATTAAATGTTTATATTCTTCAATTTTCCGTGCTTTTATGACACCATTATCCCAAATCCACTCAACTCCTTCCATTACGCCGTTTACGAACGCATCAGGAGCAGAAGGGTCTGCTACGATATCAGCAGCTGTCGCTAACTGAAAATCTGATTGCACTAATTGAGTACCGCCATCGCGTTTACTCGCTTTTAGTGAACCCATACCCCTACTTGAAACACCAAGTCTAGCACCATCGGCTAGTAAGTTCTTGACAATTTCTCCCATAGGAGTAGATAAAATCTTTGCTCTACCATGATAATTATTACCATCTTCTTTTAATTCTGTAATTAAATGAGATGTTCTTTCTAAATTAATCGTTGGTCCCTCTGGATGCCCTAATTCTCCATAGGCTCTTTGTTCATTGATATACTCTTTAGTATATCGTGCTACTTCTTTGGCCATTATCTCTTTTGGATATATACGACCATTCTTATTCTTTACTTCGGTTTGTAACATAATACCTTCAATGTAAACACTTTTCTTACCTGTTTTAGGATCTTCTTCTATTAGGTATTCTATATTATCGCACCATTGTTCAGTTATTAATTTCATTTACTCTCCTCGTTAAAACGCTCCATGAATATCTTTAGCGTTACCATACATTCTGTCTGCCATTTTTAATAATCTGTTCATTATGTCTGTTCTATATTTTATAAGAGCTGGATGCATACTTCTTTCAATAGCATGAATATCTTGTAGGGCATTCATAATTTTTTGTTCTTGTTTTCTTCCTAAAGTTTTAGCTAACAATTCAACTGAATCATTATGTTTATTTCTATCAGTTAAATCTGCTATTTTTTTTATTTGATAACTTGGTAAATTAGTTTTTTCACCTAAAAATTGAACTTCTTTAAGCATATCATCAATTTTTGTCTGTTCAATAATTTTTTTACGAACATCAAGGCCTTCTGAAATATCTTCACCCATAAGTTTAACAAATTGACTAGCTGATTTTTCAGCTGTTTTCATATCTTTAAAAACACCAAGTTCTTCTGGTTCTTTAGCTGACTTGGGCTTAACCCATACTCTAATTTTTTTAGAACCTTTCTTTTCAGCATGGTAAAATACATCTGTTTTACTAATTTTAGTTCTTGATATCTCTAATTTCTTAGCATCAGCTTTGAAATTAATTTCGTCTAGTTGTGTTCTTAGTTCTTTAAATGATTTCATTATTATCTACCTGTTAAAAGGACCAAACTTCCTCATCATTGAACCTGGTTTGCCAGGTCTGAGCATCACATCATTACTTTTTAATGCATGGACAGTATCAATGAATGATTTGTTTATTTTTTTTACTACATTTTCAAACTTTTTAGGATCTTTTAGTTTGTCATATAAATTTCCTAAATAAACATACAATTTAGAATCAATTTGTCCTTTTTGTTTGACTACTTGTGCAAGTTTCTTTACACCTGCTGAAGATAATTTAGGAAATCTTTCTTTAACTCTATCGTCTATAGCTTCATTAAAAAAGTCTTGTCCTGGTTGTGTCCAACTCTTTGAGTAGTCCATTTTATTCCTCTGCTTGTTTTTCTTCTTGATTTAACCAATCAAGTTGTGTTTCTATTCTTTTCAAATCAATTGCATCAAGTTGTTTGTCTTGCATTAAATTTTTAAAAGTTTCACCTGCAGCGACATTATCACCATCGGCTACTTGATCAACAAACTCTCTTGTCTTTATATCTGCCATAATTTATTCCTCTAATTCTCCCAATCATCTGGATCTGGCATATCATCATCAGGTCCTAGTCCAACTGCACCTTGAGATTTAATCTCTTTGTCAATTTCGCCTATTTCTATTTCAGATTGTCTAAGAACATTCTTTCTTATCCATTCTTCTGAATAATATTTACCCACAAATTGGTCCATTACTTCTAGAGTATTGATTCTTTCTCTCAATATCTCCGCCTCTTTGAGTTCTGTAAAATGATTGTCTTTTTGAAAATCGTATGATACATACTCTTTCATAGCTTTCCAATCATCTTCTGTTATAATATTCTTTAATAACAGTTGAGTTCTCAAAATATCATCAAACAATCTAGAGAATTTTAATCTAAGTCTATCAACAAATCGTGAAAACTTAACTTCATCTCTAGAAATTTCAGTTGCTCTACCTATTGCGAACGCTGTTTCGGTTTCTAATCTAGAAATTGGAACATTTAATGATTTATACAATTTCTTTTGAAAATATAAAATATCTTCGATTTCACCGAGATTTTGTCCACCTGGTAGAGTAGTAATCTCTGTTCCTCTTCCACCTTCTCGTCTAGGTAACCAGAAATCTTCCAGCATATTCATATGCCTTCTGTCATCTTTAACTTCACCTGTGTCAGCGTTATACACTAACTTATTACGATAATTACTCTGAACTTCTTTCAAATACTGTTCAGCTCTCGCTTTAGGTAAGTTACCTACATCAATGTAGAAGATTCTTCTTTCAGGTGCTCTTGATATCCTATAGATAACAAGGGCATCTTCTAACATTCTTAGTTGATTCACAGGTTTTAACGCCTTGTGTAAATAACCAACTACAACTGTCTTATTATAATCCATCAACCCACTGGTTACATGAGTAACAGCATCATTATGGATTCTAACAGTCTGACCAGTATTATTACCAGTCTTATCAAATCCTTCACTATTGTAGATATAATATTCTAATATATCTTCAATTATTTCAACGCCCGTTTTCTCGTCTTTTTTTTTCGTGACCTCTCTGATCTTTCTGATCTTTTGTGGGTCAATGGGACGTAGACCTTGAATTCCTTTTTTAGGATTTTTCTCATCTACCATTTTATGGTAATAGAGCCTCCCATCAACATACCATTTTCTGTATATGTCGTGGGATAAATCCCGAAATCCTAATAATGTAAGTATTTCTTCAAATTCAGTACGAACTTTATCTTTGATACCATTTGTTACCTTATTAACTCTATCTAAGTTAATAGATACTGGTGCATCTAAGTCATTAGATGCTAATGATTCATTTATTATATCTTCGATCGCACTATCACATTCAGGAACTAGGGCCATTTGTCTGTATCTTGCAACTAGGTCGGCTTCATTTTTAATTCCGCCTTCCATGTCAATATACTGACCAATGACTCCACCGGTAGCTGCAAAGCCACCCATTCCTTGTTCAGATCCAATCTCAATGACTGAACCATCGTTAGAAGGAGCGACGAAACTTTGTGCTTTAGTTTCGCCCTTCTTCCGTTTAATCTCGTATCCAAATAAGTCCATACTATGTATTTATACTCCTATTTGAGAGAAGATTATTTACTTCTTTCGAAATGTGAATATACCCACGTAACATCAAATTCTTCAACGGCATCTGCTCCAGCACTATCTAAAGTAATAGCTGCTAGTGCAGTAGGCCACATATTGAAAAATTCATACGTTGCAATAATATTATCTGCCCTATCTAATTGTGATACAGTAGCTCTATCAGCCATGTATTCATAGCCGATAGTACCATTGCTACTTGCATATGGTACAATTTCTTGCATCCATTCTTCTACAGAACTTTTAACTGAAAGATCATTATCATTATAGACTGTAGTAGCCCATGTTTCATAAGTTCTATCTCCAGCTATATTGACAGTCATACCTTGAAAAGTTACTGGAACAGGTGTAATCGTTTGACCTGGTAGAGAAGCTGCTTTAATAAGAAACTCCTGTCCACCTGGTAATCTTGGTATAAAAACTTTAAATCTGTTTGCTCTTGGACCTGCACCGATAAGATTTGCTTTAAATTGGTTAATTGTTGCCATTTTTTAATCCTCCTCTTATTTATGCCTGTTCACTAGCGGCTAATCCAGGTGCACCATAGACTTCATTGAAATCTACTCCCGATCTGCTAGCAACAAATGTTAAAGTTATATAATTAATGCTTCTAGCTGGTTTCACGAAGATACTAGCTACGAATTGTTGCGCATCAATTACGCCTGAAGTGTTATTTGTAGAATCACAAATCACTTTAAAGTCATAAATTCCTCTACGACCTTGAACTTGCCTTAGGAAAGGTTCAACTGCTGCTCTAAAATTAGCTCTTGTAAATGAATCGTTAAATTCAAACAACTGATTTTTAGCTGCTGTAGAAACTGCTTTCTCTAAAGTAATGAACAATCTACGAACATTGATTCTACTGAACGCAGAAGAATCAGACCCAAATAGTGTTTTATCACCAAAGAGCATTGTTCCTTGTCCTGGAAATGTAACTATTGGATTAATTCTTGCCCTATACAGAATATCTCTATCTGCTTTTGGTGGGTTGAATGCCAATTTAGTTACACCGAATATTTGACCACGATTTAAACCAGCTGGTGAAAACCAACTGTCGTGTGAATAATCGGTTCTGGCACATAATCCCGCGATTGCGCCATTGGCTGGTACATACACATATCTGTCATTGTACCTATCATAAATATATAACCATGTGCTATCCATGACAGCATATGATGAACTGTTTAATGTATCCGCTGTTGTCTTGACATTAGTAGCTCCAGAAGTTCCGGTATCTACAACATCAGACCTGATTGGAGAAAAGAATGCAACGCAATCTTTTCTATCTTCAGCGATATTCATTAATTGATTGTAATAGCTTGTTGCTTCGGCTCTCGTTACAACAGCTGTGCCCGAGCCATCATCGGCTTGGGGGCTTCCTGATATTACCAAAGAAATGTCTTGGTTATCAGCACTACCAAAGTATGTATCCCACGCTGTTATTTTTTGACCAGTGGTTGGCTGATTTCCATCAGCCCCATTCGTAAATGAACGGAATTCTGGTAAA